GCGCACGCCGGCGCCCGCGTCGGGGATGGCGGGCAAAACCCCGGGAACCATTCGTGGTGGCAGGGCAAAATTTATTCCCGCTCTGGCACTCATCCGAAATATCCGTCGTTAGCTGAAAAAACGGGCTACGGCACGGGCCAAGGGCTGGGCGGATGGAACTGCAGGCACGGCTACTTCCCGTTTATCGAGGGCGTTTCAGAGCCCGCCTACACGCAGGAAGAGCTCGACCACCTGAACGCGCCGATGTATGAATACAACGGCCAGAAGCTCACAGAGTACGAAGCGACGCAGCGGCAGCGATACACAGAGCGCCAGCTTCGGCGCTGGAAACGTGAATACAAAGCCATGGAGGCCGCCGGACAGCCGACCGAGGAAGCCGCGGCGAAAATCTCGAAGTGGCAGGATACGCAGAAAGACTTCCTGAAGCAGACCGGCTTGAAGCGGCAGTATGACCGGGAAACGGTTGGCGGTTTCGGCCGCAGCGAGGCGGCAAAAGTTGTTTGGGCGAGTAAAAAAGCCCTTGACAATCTTCCTGATACTGGTATAATAAAGTCTTCTGACATTGAGATTGGCAGAAGCTTGGGCGCTGCCGCGTTTCGGGATACAGTAAAGCTGCCCGGCGGCGAGCTATCCAAGATAACCGAGGGATCGGCCATCACAAAAGTGGTGGTATTCGCCGGGAAAGGCACAAAAAAGATAATTCGCGACGCGCCAAGGCTGGAAATAAAATACGGAGCCCCACAAGCGGAATGGCAGAAAGTCCGCGGGGATGGCTACGTGGACGTTTCCGGGAAGTCGGAACACGCAGAGCTGCACTGGTACCAGGCTCAAAGCGTCGGCCGCGTCGAGATGAAGGTGAAGAGGTGGTTTGAGTGAAAGTCAGATTCATTGGTGAAAGTGATCCGCTTGCTCTTCTCAACGGGAAAGTCTATGAGGTTCTTTCCGTTGAAAAGGGTTGGTATCGTATTGTCGACGAGACGGGAATTGATGAAGATGAAGAAATTCAAGGCTACCTGTACCCCCCGACAGCATTCGAAATAGTTGAAGAATGAACCACCCTCATTCGTGACGGTGGTTTTTCGTACCCGTATTAAAAATTTAGCACAAAATTTTAATTTCCCGATAATAGAAGCTCGCTTATTTAAGCGGGCTTTTGTTATACCCAAATCGCCGACTGCGGGCGTAACCGGCAGAGCAGCACGAGGCGCGACCTCGTAAAAAAGCGTAGCTGAAGGAGTAAGAATGAAACGCGAATTTTTGAAGGACCTCGGCATTGCGGATGAGGCTATCGACAAAATCATGGCTGAAAACGGCAGGGACGTAGAGGCGCAAAAAACTTTGACGACCGCTGAGACTACGAAACTGGCTACCGCAAACCAGACCATCAAGGACCTGCAGGATACTGTAAAAAAGTTTGACGGGGTGGATGTCAAGGCCCTGAACGACAAAATCGCGGAGCTGCAGACCAAGTACGACGCCGATACGGCTGCGCTTCGCCTTGGAAATGCAATCGACGCCGCGCTGCGTGACGGTAAGGCACGCAATCCCAAGCTGGTCAAGGCCGCGCTGGACATGGAGAAAATCAAACTGGACGGCGACAAGCTGCTTGGCATGGACGATCAGCTGACGGCGTTGAAAAAGTCTGACGCGTATCTGTTCAATGAGGAAACGCCGCCAGCTAAGTCCGGGGTGCAGGTCGACAGCGGAAAACCGCACGAAAAGGCACCCGGAAGCGACGGTCGCACACTCGCAGACGAAATCAAGGCGAGCCTTTACGGTGCGCCAAAAACCTAAGAAGGAGATATAAAACATGATTACACTTGCACAAGCCCAGCAGTTGAGCCAGAACAAGCTCACCAATTTTGTCATCGACGAATTCAGGAAGTCCGCACTGCTGGACAGCCTGCCGTTTGATGACACCGTAAAGCCGCAGGGCGGCGTTACGCTGGCCTATTCTTATAACCGTGTGACTACACTGCCCACAGCGGCCACCCGCGCTATCAACGCAGAGTTTAACCCGCAGGAAGCCGTTACCACGCAGTTCACCACGAACCTGAAAGTGCTGGGCGGCAGCTTCCAGCTCGACCGCGTGATTATCGCCGATGAGCGGCAAACGGTCGATCACATTCAGTTCCAGCTGCAGCAGAAGATTCAGGCCACCAGGGCACTGTTCCACGATCTTTTCATCAATGGAAACGAAGGCTTGGTGCCGACTGAATTTGACGGCATCGACCGCGCGGTCACCGGCAGCACGACAGAACTCATCCCCGCGGCTCCGATTGACCTGAACGCCTCGGAGGACATCACAACCAACTGGCAGTTGTTCCTTGATAATCTCCGTCAGCTCCGTGCCCGGCTCGATGGTGCGCCCACGCTGTACCTGATGAACGGCGACATGTACGCCGTGTTCCAGAGTGTCATGGACCGCGCGGGGATCAACCTTGCCAGTAAGCAGAATTACGGCGAGGAAGTCGCGCAGTGGGGTTCCTCGCTGGTCATGGCGCTGGGCGATCAGCCCGGTACGGCCAATCCTATCATACCGACGAACGGGGGCCTTACTTCTATCTACGCAGTGCGCCTGGCGCTTGACGGGGTGCATGGAGTGTCGCCTTCCGGAACTCCGCTGGTACAGACCTTCTTACCCGACTTGACGCAGCCTGGCGCTGTCAAGACCGGTGAGGTCGAAATGGTTGCGGCCGTTGCGCTTAAGGCCACCCGCTCAGCTGGCGTCTTGCGCAACATCCAGATCGCGTAAGGGGAGGGAAACGAAATGCCGAGGATTTATGCGCCTAATGAGGCTTATGAAAATAACTGGGCAAACACTCCGGCGTCCAAAGGCGTGGTCATTCTTCCCGAATCTTCTGATACTTCATGGTTTGAGGACAACGGTTTTACCGTTGACAGCAGCAAACACGTCTCCACGCTGCTCGACGAGCTGACGCCGGCACAATTGCGTCGGCTTTGTGGGTATCTCGGTATGACCATCGACCAGGGCGAGGATCCGGACGCCAAGCACACGCTCATCCGCGCCATCGAGGGTGAAATCAGCACCAAGTATATTACTGCGCTGACAATCGCCTCCACAGCAGGCGCTACGGTGGGCACCAGCGATATCGCCATCACTGACGCCGGCGAGTATGCCTACAAGTATAAGACCGGAAAGACAACGGCGCCCGCGCTGCTGTATCTGGATTATCCGGACAGCACCTGGGCGGACATCGAAACCGGTGATGACATCGAGCCCGGCGCCGCCGACCATGACAAGGTTACTGTCGTCCGCCTCAACGCGGCCGGGTATGTGATTGGCCTTGGGTCCGACGATCTCACGCTTAATACCGAGACCTGATGAAGGGAGTTGCGCGGCATGGCGGCCTACGCCGACTACGCATTCTACATCGGCGATTATCGCGGCAACGCCATCGCCGAAACTGAGTTTGATCGCCTGATCCTTCGGGCGTCAAGCTATATCGACCGGATTACGCGCGGGCAGGCTGCCTCCTACCTGCCCGCGGAGCCGGTCCAAATGGCAGCTTGCGCCGTGGCCGAGGCCTGGCGGGTCAACGAGCAGGGTGGGGAGCTGGCCAGTCAATCTGTCGGCAGCTGGTCCCGCACATTTGCCAAGACCAAAGCGAAAAATCCTGATGCCAGGCTGTATGACGCCGCGGCGGTCTATCTTAGCGGCACCGGCATGATGGCGGGGTGGGTGTGATGTTCAATGACACAATTACAGTCTACAACAAGTACACCGACGCCGCCGGCACGGAACGCTGGCAGCGTACCATCCTGGCGGGTGTCTTCTGGAATGCGACGAAAGGCGCCGTTACACGGCGCACGGGCGTATCCTCGGCCGACGCAGTGCAATTGATTATCCCGTTCATTGTGGCCGCTTCGCGGCCTGCTCACAAGCCGCCGAAGGCGTGGGCAGGGCTCTCGGCCAAGACCGGGTACTGGACGCTACAGTCCGGTGATATCGTCATTCTGGGCGCAATCACGCAGGAAATTACCCGCACCACAAAAGAACTGGCCGGATATGACGACATGCTGACCATCAC